GTACACCAATCACAGTATTGGGCAGTAAGAACTTAGCGTCTGGTGAGTATTTACAATTGAGTGGTTCTTTTCTTGTGCTTGAAGAAAATGACACAGTCAAAGCAACACCAGATAATACTGCCGGGGGCAATGACCCTGACATAGGTGTTATCGTCACTGTCGAAGAGGTGTTCCTACCAAATGGCTAAAGGCGTAAAACATTACCTTAGAGATGGTACGGAGCATACTGGGTCTACACATAAAGACCAATCAGGTAAGTTAATGTCGGGTGCTCGCCACACAAAGAACAGTAAGTACCTATATCATTTTAAGGAACTATCTAAGACTGCACAAAAAAAGGCTAGACCATAATGCCCTACAAAAACCCTAAGCAACAAGCCGCTGTCGCAATCTCAATGAAGAAAGCTGGCAAGTCACCTAAAGAAATCAAGAAGCATATGATGGGTGGTGGCATGGCAAAGAGTGGCCCGTACAATTCCGTGAATATGGCAAAAGGGGGGAGTACAGTTAATGCGTCTGGGAACTATACACAACCCGGTATGCGGGAAGGACTTTTCAACCGTATTAAAGCAGGTGGAAAAGGCGGTGCCCCCGGTCAGTGGTCAGCTAGAAAAGCGCAGATGCTCGCAAAACAATATAAAGCGAAAGGTGGTGGATACAAGTCGTGAAGGCACCCCAAAAGTCTTTAAAAGCATGGACCAAGCAAAAGTGGCGCACAAAGAGTGGCAAGCCGAGTACCCAAGGCCCAAAGGCAACTGGAGAACGGTATCTGCCATCAAAAGCTATCAAAGCGTTATCGCCCCAAGAATATGCGGCAACTACGAAAAAGAAGCGTGAGGCTACCAAGGCAGGTAAGCAAGTCGCTAAGCAACCTAAAAAAGTTGCACAGAAAGTTAGGAAATACAGGAAAATATAATCATGGCTCGTCAGTTAACCGAAAAACAACAGAAGTTCTTAGACGTACTTTTTGAAGATGCGCGTGGAAGTGTTGTGGAAGCAAAAAAGCTGGCAGGTTATTCTCCTACTCAACACACAGCATCTATAGTAGAATCGCTAAAGGATGAAATATTAGAACGTACCAACATGTACCTCGCCCAGAACGCACCTCGTGCGGCAATGGCTATGGCTGGTGCGTTAATTGACCCAACTGAAATGGGTATTAAAGAAAAGATGCAAGCGGCTAAAGAAGTTATGGACCGTGTTGGTATCGTTAAATCTGAGAAGGTACAAGTTGAAGCTACAGGCGGTGTGATGATACTTCCACCGAAACGATCAGAGGATGACGACTGAAAGAGGTGCGGGTAAGTGGATACTTGCCCAACCTGAAAATGTAATTGAGGATGAAGATTTCCTCCCTATACCAAGAATAGCTCGTACTATTCCATTTGGTTATAAAGAAGATCCTAATGATAACGATCAGTTATTGCCAATTCCAAGGGAACTTCGTGCGTTAGAGAAAGCTAAAAAATATTTACAGCAGTATAGTTACAGAGAAGTTTCCAACTGGCTAACTAAACAAACTGAACGTAGCATTTCTCATATGGGATTGAAGAAACGGATAGAAAGTGAGCAATCCAACAAAAGACGAAGCGCAACTCTCCGCCAGTGGGCCGAAAGGTACAAGACGGCGATCTCCAAAGCGGAAGAGATCGACCGCACAAGGCTCGGCGCAAGGAAGTCGCAAATCGGTGTCACAGCCGAAGATACAAGTAATGGAGAATCCACAGGCTGAACCTGAGTTTGAGCCTATACGTCCTGAACAAGAACATAATGTAATATTTAAACCAAATGCTGGTCCTCAAACTGAGTTCTTAGCATCTGGTGAAAGGGAGGTTCTGTATGGAGGTGCCGCAGGCGGTGGTAAGTCTTATGCTATGTTGGCTGACCCGTTACGATTTATGGGTCACCCTTCATTTAGCGGACTGTTACTACGACACACAAATGAGGAACTAAGGGAACTCGTTTGGAAGTCTCAGGAGATGTACCCGAAGATCTGGCCGGGAATAAAGTGGTCAGAAAGAAAGATGCAGTGGACTGCCCCTTCAGGCGCAAGGCTATGGTTTTCGTATTTAGACAGGGACGAAGACGTTATGCGCTACCAAGGGCAAGCGTTCAGTTGGATTGGCTTTGATGAATTAACACAGTGGCATACGCCATTTGCGTGGGATTACATGCGTTCTCGTTTGCGTAGCACGGCAACAGATTTGCCAACCTATATGCGAGCAACTACTAACCCCGGTGGACCGGGACATGCTTGGGTAAAGAAGATGTTCATTGACCCAGCACCGTCAGGTAAAGCGTTTAACGCTACAGATATTGAGAGTGGTAAGACTTTGTGCTACCCTCCCAATCACTCCAAAGCGGGACAACCGTTATTTAAGCGTAGGTTCATACCTGCAATGTTAACAGACAACCCTCATCTTTACGAGACGGGTGACTATGAAGCGATGCTTTTGTCGTTACCTGAGCATCAACGTAAACAGTTATTAGAGGGTAATTGGGATGTTGCTGAAGGTGCGGCGTTTCCTGAGTTCAACAGACAAATACACACTATTGATCCTTTTGACATACCTAGCAATTGGGTTAAGTTTAGGGCCTGCGATTATGGGTACGGTTCTTATTCTGCTGTTGTATGGTTTGCCTGTACTCCTGATGAACAGCTTATTGTCTATCGTGAGTTATATGTTAGTAAAGTCTTGGCAACTGATCTTGCAGATATGGTGCTTGAACTGGAAGCAGGGGACGGCAACATAAAGTACGGTGTACTGGATAGCTCATGCTGGCATAAACGTGGGGACACTGGACCATCTCTTGCTGAGCAGATGATTTTAAAAGGGTGTAGATGGAGGCCGTCAGATAGATCTGGAGGTTCTCGTGTTGCAGGTAAAAACGAACTACATAGACGATTACAAGTAGACGAATACAGTGAAGAACCACGTTTAGTGTTTTTTAATAATTGTACTAATCTGATTGCGCAATTGCCTATTATTCCACTGGATAAAAGAAACCCAGAGGATATTGACACAAAATCAGAAGACCATTTGTACGATGCACTACGTTATGGTATAATGAGCCGTCCTCGCTTTTCAATTTGGGATTACGATCCCGCCCACCAGAGGACATCTAACTTTGTCCCCGCCGACTCTAAATTTGGATACTAAAGATGGAAGAAGACGTTATTTTTGACGCTGAAACAGATGATCAATTAGCATTGGATGATGTTAAAGATTATTCTGACGAAACACCAGAGTTGCAATCGTTAGTTCGGTATGTAACAGAAAAATATCAAAAAGCGGAAGATACTCGTCGCCAAGATGAAGAGCGTTGGTTACGGGCGTATCGCAACTATCGTGGTATTTATGGTCCAGATGTTCAGTTTACTGAAGCTGAAAAGTCTCGCGTATTTATTAAAGTTACCAAAACTAAAACATTAGCGGCTTACGGACAAATCATTGATGTACTGTTTGCCAATCAAAAATTCCCAATATCAGTAGATCCAACAATTTTACCTGAAGGTGTTCCTGAGTCTGTTAACTTTGACATGAACCCTGAAGCCTCTCCTGTACAACAGGGAAGTTTGTACGGCTTTGAAGGAGACGGAAGAGAATTCCCTCCGGGAGCAACTGCTGGTACTTTAAGGGAAATGAATCTCGGCCCACTGCAAACTAAACTTCAAGATATCGACAACTTGCAGGAAGGGCCGGGCCTTACAGCCACACAAATCACCTTTGAACCAGCCATGGTTGCGGCAAAGATGATGGAAAAAAAGATTATGGATCAGCTAGAAGAAGCACACGCTTCTAAGCAATTAAGATCTACTGCTTTTGAAATGGCGTTGTTCGGCACTGGAATTATGAAAGGTCCATTTGCCGTAGACAAAGAGTACCCTAGCTGGGATGAAGAAGGTGAGTACGGACCTATTATTAAAACTGTACCTACAACATCTCATGTGTCTGTTTGGAATTTTTACCCAGATCCAGATGCGAACAACATGGATGAGGCACAGTACGTAATAGAACGTCATAAGATGTCACGTTCACAA